ATAGATGAAGGATCGGTGAAGGTATACTTTACGCTCTTAGTTGAACCATCCTTGATAAGCATATACTTATCTTCGATCTGTAGGTCAGGTTCTTTAAACATAGTCATGACGCCTAGAAGACGTGACAGGTCATAGATCGCAAACTGACTGTCAAAGGACTGGTCAAGAGTGGCGATAGCTAGTACAGCAGATGTTGGCGACTGAGTCTTCAATACATTTCCTTGAGTGAACAAGAGAGACGGATTGATGAAGGAAAAGTTTTTCAACACTTGCATAGTACGGTTATCAAATTTCATAATATAGACTCCTTTTTCATGATATAGTTTATTCAATTAGCGGGGTGGCTTACGATTCTGTTTACCACCCAACGCACCAGGATCAGCAGTAGCTGCTGCACCGATCGAAGCAAGATCAGCCAACGATCCACCGAAGATATAACTGCCTACGTGTTGTAGACGCATCCATGGACAGAACCAAGTAGAGATACCAACCTCGTGCGCCTTCTGACAGAACCAATAGTCTTCAGAGAGGTAACGCTTAGAGACAGGATCGATCTCAGCTTGGAACGACATATGAATTTCACGAGTGCCATCAAAGTGTTCTGTACGAACGTGATCAGGCTTGTACATATACTGAGGATATGAATCAACAAACTTCTGCATAGCTTGCTTAGAGATCATCATGAAGCCAGTGCCGATCTCAAGAACCTCACAAGGCTCGCTGATCTGAATAGTCTGTGTACCGCCCTTTGGGTTAAAGACGTAGTCACCGACAAAGCGCTCGAGGACGTTTGGATCCTGGTCAGCGACTCCCTTATCGACAGCGCGCTTGATCTTTTCCCAGCTGATGCACTTCTTTGGGTATGGTCCACCGATGATGTGATACTTATCAGGCTCTTGTGACTGCAACGCCATCATAGCGATGATATCTTGAGGATTAAAACCGATATCAGAGTCGATGAACATCATGTGATCTGCACCAGAACGAAGGAACTCGTCGACACAGTAGTTACGTGCACGAGTGATCAATGACTCGTTAAACAAGAAGTAATACTGTAGTGGAATTCCATACTGCGTACAGATAGCTGAGAGGTCGGCACAAGCCTTAGCGAACATGCCTGCACACTGGCCGCCGTACATAGGTGTAGCTACGAATAGCTTTCTCTTACGAAGCTCTTCAACGTCGATCTTAATTTCCATTATTTGTTTCCTTATCATGCACGTAGAGTGCTAAAATGCTATAGTGAAGGATTTTCAAAAGATCGGCACGGTTACGACCGTCTTTCTTACCATATCGTGATGCGTACTTAATGATATCACCGATGGTGAAACCCATGCCATGGCCAGCGGAGACGATGAGTTCAAAGGCTTGAACGTTATCTGGCCCGACATAGTGGGAATTATACGTACTATCTATATATCTCTTCAGTTCGGCAATAAGCTGATCCTCATTAAATTTATACTTTAAATTTCTATCATCTAACACTTTCATTACCCTTTCAAAGTCAGCACATAAACTGGTTGAGTAAGTTTCCGGTTTTTGGTGTTCGTTCATTCCAATCCTTCCCTTGCCAATGTGGGTAATACTCACGTGAAAGGTGAACGGACTGTGGTTTTTCCATATACATGAAGTCTAACTCACCCTTACTATTTGTGATCTTATCTACCCATTCAAAAACTTTTACGTTCTTATAAAATGTCGTACACTGTTTAAACATCTCTTCTTTAAATAGAAGTCTAATTTTATCACGCTGCTCTCTAGTACCAGAGAACGGACGGCCTTTATAGTAACCAGTCTGTGGAAGCTTTCTAGACTCGTCCTCAATAGGGAGCAGTTCATATAGAGTTACTTGACAGTTCTTCTCTACAGCTAACTGAGCTGCTTGATGAACATAGTTAGCGACTGTCTTCTTTACCGCATCATCTGGATTAGGCATGCGACAGAAGTGATGACGAACATCAATGTTACCAAAATAAAACTCAATATCATTATACTCTCCTTCTGGAACAAAGCTCTTAAGTCCTGCAGACAACGCACCATGAAGCGTCTTAAACGGTACAGAGATGTTCATCCATCCAGGTCTATACATCGATATAGCGTGTGAGTCACCGATAGAAACGTATGGATAACGTCTGATAAAGTTTGGATCAACTACTTTGCTTTCCTTCTGAAGTCTAAGCAATCCATCCCAGTCTACAAGTCTCCACTGTGGATGTGCGTCTGGTGTCTTATCAACTCTATCTTTCAACATAGTATAGTAGTCAGGGTACTCTATACCAATGCTATAGACTTTACCTTTAAACTTCGATATCTTTATGACACTATCGATGTTAGCGTAGTTCTTAACTCCACCAAACATATTGAGTGTACCAAACCAGTCATTGCCATGATAGACATACATCTCATCGAACTCATTATAGTCCTCGGGGATCTTACCAGTCATAGCAAGATGAACATTGATACCTGCGTTCTTTAACTGATCGGCATAGATAACACCCTGTGCCGATCGGTGAGAAGCAAAGTTCTTAGATAATGGTGTAAACGGCGTTACTAGAAGCGCTCTCATCTTTCTTCTTCCAATCTTTCCACGATTCTATTTTACCATAAAGTGACTGGTCTTGTAAAATAGGAACTGTGCCGACATTCCAAAAAAGTATATTTTTTCCAGTGTTCTTAGGGATGTACTTCCAAACTTTACCATCATAACTTGGTACCGTAGGAAACGGTGGGAGATTCTTTTCATACTCTGACTGAACAAATGGTAGTGGTTCACTAGTTACCTGAGCGCGTCCTAGTTCACCTTCTTTAAGGTTACGCGCAACAGCGATACAGTGAAACTTAGCTTTAGGCCATGCGATTTGAAGAGCTCTAGATAAAACACCTGTTGAGATCGCAACATAAACTTCATCAGGAGGATCGATTAGTGATGCAGTGTAAACTAGAGCAGCCGTAACTAACTCGTGCTTCAAACCACCGGGAATATAGAACGCACCATTCTCTCTTGCCCAATCGGCTGCGATCTTATTTAGTACAGGCATAGCTGCAATGCGCTCAAAGAAAACTTGTGCACCTCGTTCGATACAACAAGCTTGGTTCTCAGACACCGTTCTTGCTGCTGGCATGAACAGAGTTATTTTTTTATTATGATGATTTGCTGCGTCGATCATGGACACGCCAGCAAGACCGACTCTCGGCTGACAATATACAAGATGATCCTCGACGATCTTCGACATTAGAAGATCGCCACCTCTAGCTTTAGTTCCAACAATAAGGTCGTCACGTACTACGCGTACGCCTTCGTGCTCAATAACCACTGGATCTGGATAAGCTGGCTTCCATCCTTGACACAAAGAAAGATAGTACTCCTTTGCGCCTTGTATAGTCATGAAGAACGGAACAGACTTGTTTACACCGTCTATAACGTGATCATTGTGTGGCATATTGTTTTACCTTTTCTTTATAGTCCTTAACACTCATGCTATTCATATCTAGTATATAGCTATCCGAGGGATGAAAGTTAAGATTATTAAATGAGTCAATAAGATTGAGATCAAGCATTGCTTTTTGTCGACCAAATGGATGATCTTTAATTCTACACGACGACCAGATCTCGTCACGATTTAAATGATTGTAGTCTGCACCTGGGCGAATATAGTTCTCTACCCAACGAATAAAGTCACAACAAACATCTTCCGCGTTATATGGGTATGCGCTGGTGTCCTCATAGATCTTTTCCATAACCGCATCTAGAAACTTCTCTTGTTTAAGCTTGTCAGAGTTTACGGCAAGATATGATATACACTCAATTGCATTTGAGCCATAATAAAACGGGCTCTCTTTGTTTACGTACTGAGGATACCAGTCTGCGATGTCAGCAACGATGGCTGCATACTGAAACTTATACTGCTTCAATCCATTTTGTGTGTTCCAATTAAGCATGAAGTCACCGATCTCACGAAGATCTTTTCTTCCACCTTTTTCAAGGAACTCAGCTAGATCGCGTGCAAGCCGAGGTGCATACTCACCTAGATAGTAGTCACCACCCTTTTTATAGTCACCCTGTGGCTTAGGGAACTGTGGGAACTGATAACCTACAGACGTATAGAATGAAACAGGATAGTGCTTAATCATGTTCACC